GGTGTACGGTGATGCATGGGTGTTCGGCAATGCATGGGTGTCCGGCAATGCAAAGGTGTACGGTGATGCATGGGTGTACGGTGATGCAATGGTGTCCGGTGATGCAGATTACGCCACTATTCATGGATTTGGTACTCAATTCCGCACCACTACGTTTTTTAGATGCAAAGATAAAAAGGTCAGAGTTGCATGCGGATGCTTTTTCGGAACTATTCCAGAATTCCGAGAACAGGTAAAAGATACCAGAAAAGGGAAAATCGCAGAAGAATATCTGGTGATTTCCGATTTGATGGAAAAGCATTTTGAGGTGAAAAGTAATGAATGACATAGAAGAATACATTGAAAAAAACGCACAGGTTCATCAATTTGCCGCAGAAGTGGCAAGAATCATATCTGGTATCCCACAGATGCCAGAGTTCTCAAACGAGCGCCTGACAGTATCAGATGTGAGTAAAATGACAGGCATTCCTACACCATCTGTCAGAGCAGGAATCATCTATGGATGGCTGCCTATCGGTACGGCGTATCGTGGGAATAAAGTGATTCACGACAGAAAAGGTTCTGGCAGAATAGAATTTGTTATCTCTCCAAGAAAGCTCTGGGAAGAAACAGGATATGTCTGGAGAGGGAAAGAAGCATTAAAGTGATAGTGCCCCGGCGGTGAAGCCCCACCAACCGGAGCGTTGCACTTACTAATCTACGCTTAGTAGGTACAGGTTAATTATAACTTCGTATCTGCTAATTGTAAATACCAAAAAGGAGAAATTAGCACGATATGAGCAGAAATAGCACAAATAAATGTGAAAATGTTCCGACATGGGACGAACTTGAGTTCATTCTTGCGACAGAAATTGTCGAAGAAAGTAGAAAAAAAGCAAGAAAATGGTTCACGGCATGGATTGTGACCGTGGCCGCACTGGTAGCAAGCAATCTGGCGTGGATTATGGGAGAAATGAAATGAAAGAGTATGCGCTAATTGCTGTTTGCATGCTTGCCGGGAAATATGTGGACATACCTATTTGGCTGAACATCTTTTTTGGCATCTCGGCAGCATGGGCGGTTCGCCAGATGAAAGTAGACTGGCAATAGGAAATAAGGAGGATAAAGAAATGTTCGAGAAAGAAATTGACGAAATTTACGAACTTTGTAAAAGAGTTGTGAATGAAGTTCCGACAGCAAATGTGGACTTTGATTTTTCGAGCTATGGCTTGGAAGCAAGAGGGCTTAAAAGAAAAGAGGATGTTTTCCTTCCTGAAGACGTTTTTAAATGGGATTTATATCAGAATGTATCTCTTGACCCATTTTACGAGAAAGAAAGCCGTGAAAAGCTCAATAAAATCAAAGCATTCTTGCTAGAACTTCTGATAGATGGGAAGTGTCCAAATGAGTAAGCAGATAGCAATTATGAAACTTCTTCCCAGTCTGGAGATAGCAGGATGTATTAACGAATTGCTCAGAGAGCTTCAGTCCAGAGGGGATCACATTTTGGATTATGAAAACTGTGATATGTCTCTGGATCATATCGAATGTCATGAGACAGATACATTGTATTGTTTCTTTAAAAGAGAGGAGAAAAGATAATGAAATTGTACGAAATTGATAACGCAATTATGGATTGTGTAGACATGGAAACAGGAGAAATCATTGATGTTGAGAGGCTTTCTGCTCTTCAGATGGAAAGAGATCAGAAGATTGAGGGTATCGGTTGTTGGATTAAAAATCTTCTGTCAGATGCAAAAGCCTTAAAAGAAGAAAAAGATAACCTTGCAGCACGTCAAAAAGTTGCTGAGAACAAAGCAGCTTCATTAAAAGAATTTCTTTCAAAATATCTGGACGGTGAGAAATTTAAGACTGCAAAGGTATCAATTTCTTACAGAAAAAGTGATTCTGTAGATATTTCAGCGAATGCAACTGTTCCTGAGGAGTTCCTTAAATATGTAGAGCCTACACCTGACAAAATCGGATTGAAAGCTGCATTGAAAGCCGGAAAAAAATTTCCGGGAATTTCACTAAAAACTTCTCAGAATATTCAGATTAAGTAGGAGAACGCTATGAGTAATTTTGAAATCCGTATTCCGGCAAGAAAGAAACAGCCTGTAACCGATAAGGATAACCCGGTTGTGAAAGTATCAGCAGGTGCATACAACGCACTGGTTGAAATCTATAACGAATCAACCTTATCCATGAAGGATATCGCAAGTTTGCTGATTATTGAAGGCAGTAAACATGTGGTTTATGACAAGGAGGAATAGCAATGGCAACACCAGTATTAATCATTGGAAAATCTGGTTCCGGCAAGAGTACCAGTCTTAGAAACTGCCAGAATGAACACTGGAATCTTATTAGAGTATTAAATAAACCACTTCCGTTTAAAGGCAAGATTGACGGATGGTTTACAGATGATTACCAGCAGGTAATGAAGTGCCTGATCGCATCAAAAGCGGAGTCAATCGTAATTGATGATGCAGGATATCTTATCACAAACCACTTTATGCGTGGACATGCTTCTGCCGGAAAAGGCAATGCGGTATTCGCTCTGTACAATGATATTGGAGACTATTTTTGGAATCTTATCCAGTTTATTGTCACGAAAGTACCTCAGGACAAGATTGTGTACATGATGATGCACGAAGAAAAGGACGATTCCGGAGATGTGAAGCCGAAGACTATCGGCAAGTTACTTGATGAAAAGATTTGCTTAGAAGGTCTTTTTACAATCGTTCTTCGTTGCATCGAAGAGAGCGGCAAGCACTTATTTGTCACTCAGTCCAGTCAGGGAGCAGTAAGCAAGTCTCCGATCGGGATGTTTGACAGTTTGACTATTGATAATGACCTTGCAGAAGTGGACAAGGTTATCAGAGACTACTACGAATTAGGAGGAACAGACAATGCAGAAACCAAATAATTACGAAAACACACAGGCATCTGGAGAATTTACACCTATCGAATTAGGTGGTCATATCCTTGAAATTAAGGAAGTTCTTGAAACGCAGAGCAGATCAGGAAAACCAATGTTGAAAGTATCTTTTGATTTTGCTCAGAATGATTCTCAGGCAGGATATTTTATGGAATCATTTAGAAATGATATCAGACCAGACAAAAGATGGCCGTCAGCAGGAACAACGTATATCATGACAGAAGATCAGGACGGAAACTGTTCAAAGCAGTTTAAAACATTCACGACTTCCGTTGAAAAATCTAACCCTGGCTTTTCTGTAATCTGGGGTGATAATTTTGGACAGTGCTTTAAAGGAAAGGCTGTTGGCGGAGTGTTTGGGATTGTAGAAGAAGAATACAACGGAAGTACACACAAAAATCATAAACTCAGATGGTTCAGAAGTGTGGATGGTGTGAAAGATGCAGCTATTCCGGAAGAAAAATTGCTTCCTACTTCTTCAAATCAGAGTTCTATGCATGAGCCTGGTTCAGACGGATTTATGAATATTCCAGACGGAATCGATGAAGAATTACCATTTAACTAAGAGGGTGATTTAAATGGATATACAGATTGATTCCAGAGAAAAAGCCAAGGCAATACAAAAAATCAAAAAATCATTTGATCAGGGCGGAGTCAATTATTTTTTCAGCAAGCTCATGGTGGGGGATTATATGAATTTGGATAATCCCCGCCTGATAATTGACAGAAAGCAGAATTTGCAGGAATTGTATGGAAATGTCTGCCATCAGCATGAAAGGTTCAAGAAAGAACTTATAAAAGCTATGCAGACACATATTCAGCTTGTAATTCTGGTAGAACACGGATCAGATGTGAAGTGTCTTGAAGATGTATATTTCTTCTATCAGCCGGAGATGGAACGCTTTCGGTATGTAACGCGAACAATTGACGGAAAACAAATCAAAACAAGAGAAAAATACATACAGAAAGAAATTAAAGGAACTTCTTTGTTTCGATCTTTATGCACAATTAGAGACCGGTATAATGTACAGTTTGAATTCTGCAATAAAAAGGACACCGGAAAACGGATAATGGAGATTCTTTCAGATGGACAAAGAAACAATTAAGCAGCAGAACAGCATGAGAGATGTTCTGAGTAGATACGGCATGGTTCCGAACAGAGCAGGATTTATACAGTGCCCCTTTCACAGCGGTGACCGTACTGCATCCATGAAAATCTACAAAGACAGCTATTATTGTTTCGGCTGTGGTGCGACTGGTGACATATTTACATTCGTTCAGAACATGGATAATTGCGATTTTAAGACAGCTTTCACCATACTTGGAGGAACTTACCAGAAACCAGATTTCTCTTCCAGAATGGCGATATATCACCATCAGAAGCAGATGGAAATGCGGCAGAAGGAAGAACAGAAGAAAAATGTTGAATTGCAGGAATGCTTGTCGGATATAGATTTCTACAGAGCTATCCTTGACAGGGTGAAACCATTATCTGACGGATGGTGCGAAGCGTGGAACAGGTTGCAACTTGCACTATATCACCATGGATTTATTACAGGACTGGAAGAAGGTGATTGAAAGTGGAAATGATAAACAAGCTCACGAAGGATTCTATTCTGGACGAAGAAGTGTTTGACGAGATATTCAGTCAGGAAGACGAGATATACAAGGCACGTCTTACGCTGACTCTTCTGGACAGAGCTAAGGAGCTTGGCGTGAAGAAAAAATTTGAGGATTTGCTTAAAGCCTACACGAAAGTACAGAAGCAGATGATCGAAAAAGAGAAGAACAATAGAACAGTGTCTATGCTAGACCAGTGGACTAATTTCTCTGATTGCGAATATGACAGTATGAAATGTCTTAACTGGATAGCGGACGATGATGGAATTAGAATTTCAAACACAAATCCAGGATCACCGGACATTATAGCCTGTTATCATCCTATACTTCCAATAGAGCGAATGAAGAATCTGGAGACTGGAGAAGAACAGATAAAGCTAATCTACAAGAGAAATAATAAATGGTCCGAGGTTATTGTGCCGAAAACCATGGTTGCATCATCTACTAAAATCGTTGGCTTATCCGCGCTTGGGATTTCAGTGACATCTGAGAATGCGAAGTTTCTTGTGCGGTATCTGTCAGATGTTGAGAATGCAAATGACGATTATATCAATATTCAGTATTCATCAAGCAAAATCGGATGGATCAGGGACTATTTTCTTCCCTACGACAAGGATATTGTGTTTGATGGAGATATGAGATTCCGACAACTGTATGAAAGTATCAGTGTAGGCGGCAGCAGAACAGAGTGGTATGAGCACGTGAAGAAGGTTCGCGCCACTGGAAGAATTGAACCTAAAATCATGTTAGCTGCAAGCTTCGCCAGTATTCTGATTAAACTTGTCGGTGCCCTTCCATTTTTTGTAGACCTCTGGGGAGAAACTGAGGGCGGTAAGACCGTGACGCTTATGTTAGGGGCTTCCGTCTGGGCAAATCCAGGTGAATCTAGGTATATAGGAGACTTCAAGACAACAGATGTGGCGCTGGAAGCAAAGTCTGATATGCTTAACAATCTTCCGCTAATTCTGGATGATACTTCCAAGGTATCTGCAAAGATTAGGGATAACTTCGAGGGCATAGTGTACGACCTGTGTTCCGGCAAAGGAAAGAGTCGTTCTAACAAGGAGCTGGGTGTGAATCGGGAGAATCGCTGGCAGAACTGCATTCTGACTAACGGTGAACGTCCACTGGTCGGGTATGTCAGCCAAGGCGGAGCAATTAACCGAATTATTGAGGTTGAGTGTTCCGAAAAGATATTTGATGATCCACAGCTTACCGCAGATACCCTTAAAAAGAACTACGGGTACGCAGGAATCGATTTTGTAAATGTAGTTAAGGAAATGTCCATTGATGATATAAAAGCCCTGCAAAAGCACTATCAGGGGCTTATACAGGACGATGACAAGATGCAGAAGCAAAGCATATCAATGAGCATTATCCTGGCAGCAGATAAAATCGCAACAGATCAGCTGTTCCATGATGGCCAGTACATTGACATTGAGACGGCTAAGAATCTTCTAACAGAGAAAGAAATGGTATCTGAAAACGAACGCGCTTACTGGTTCGTGCTTGATAAGATTGCCATGAACGGAATTAAATTCGATGATAACCCAGATATAAAAACAGAAAGATGGGGAATTATTGACAATGATCCGATAGAGAAAACGTCAACTGCAATAATCTATAGCGCAGCGTTTGATGATCTGTGCAAAATCGGAAGATTCTCCAGAAAAGCATTTTTGTCATGGGCTGTCAAGAAGGGACTTGTGGAAACCGACAGTAGGGGTTATCCGACCAAAGCGAAGAAACTGGACGGAATTGTCACCAAATGTGTGTTTTTGAAAATTGTAGATGAAATTCCAAAAGGATTTGTTAATTGTAATGATGATTTTGAGATTACAGACGATATTGTGTTTGATTAACAAACAATTTGTTCAAAAGGTAACCGGGTAACCTAAGTAACCTTTGATTCTGTATATATATATTTGAGTATTTATATGCACATATTGAGTATAAAAGTTTCCCTATATGAGAAAGTCAGGGTTACTCGGTTACTCGGTTACCTACCTGTAAAATCAATGGTTTACACGAATTAGTACGGTTACTTTACGGTTAACAAAGGTTACTTATATTAAAATAATATAAATATATTATATTTATAAAATAAAATTAAATAGAGCGTATACAGTACATTGTATACAATATTCAAAGGAGATGATAAAAATAAAAGTAGAAGCAAAGGATATTCCGTATATTCAAAAATTTATGACTGAATTTTGGAAAGCTATAAAAGATTTCTATTCGGCCGAACTTACAGATGAATATTCCAAGCAGGCTACTGATCGTCTGATAGAGCTTGGAGAGTATGCGGAAATGTGCCCTGATAATAATGATAAACAGTTTATCAAGAATTGTCTAGTTGCTTTTAATAAGCTGTTAGATTCTAAACAGAGGAAAGTGATGCAGAAAGAGATATAGGGCGTTGCTGAAGATGATGTTCTGGTGCAGATCGCAAGACCAAGACTGGATGTTGATTTGAATTTATGTTCATTTTGAAAGGAGTATCAAATGATTGATTGCAAAGGAAACAAGTTAAACATTGGTGACGAGGTTGTATATATTCACGGCAAAAACTCAGATTCCCGATTACAGACCGGATTCATAACAAAATTTTATAAAAGTTATTATGGGCGTGATGAATGTAGCGTAGGAAAAGCGACTCATATTTTAAGCCATAGAGTAATGAAGCTCAGTTAAAAGGAGAAAGAAACATGAAACTGTATGACGTATATGACGGTTCAAAGTATATCGGGGAGCTGACGCTTGCTGAAATATCAGAATTGACAGGAAAGACAAGAAGCCAGATATCGTAGGCAATCAGCAGGGCATATGACATTAACGGAAGATATGCGGTCATATATGATGGGCAACAAACAATCGCATACTCAAACAAGAATGATCGTAGGATGTTGATGGAATTTGACATTCTGACTCAGAAGATAAGGAGGGCTGTTGGTTGGGGAAGTTGAAAATTAAAAAATCAAAGAATCAAAGAAGCTTAATCCCGGCGCCACTTAACATAACTGGCTTTACAATGGAGCAGGATTCCAGACAGACTGGCGTAAGAATCGAATCTCTTAAAGCGTATTTGGATTCAAAAGAACAGGAAATTAGAGAACAGCTTATCAAAGAATCACAGGAAAAGCTGTGGAAAGCAGAAGATTATATTGCCGTGGCAAATATTTTAATTTCTGTTATTGCCATCAAGAAAGCATGGGGATTCAAGAAAGCAAACCAGAATTTCATTGATAAGATTTCTGAAGCCGAAAGATATGTTGAGGAAGTCGGTGTTGAAGCAGCATACAAGGAAATTAAGGAAGAAATGGGTTTGCAGATTGAATTTGATTCTTTTGATATTAATAGGGAATTTGGGTTCGGAGAGTATGAGGAGAAAGGATAAAAATGAAATTTATAGATTTTTTCGCAGGAATCGGAGGATTTCGTAGGGGAATGGAATTGGCGGGGCATGAATGCGTTGGTTTTTGCGAATTCGATAAATTTGCTACTGCGAGTTACATCTCAATGCACTTACTGACAGAAGAGCAGCGAAAGACATTGGAAGACATTCCTATCAAGAAAAGACAGAAAGAAATATTAAAGGAGGAATACAGAAATGGAGAATGGTATGCAAATGACATTCGAAGAGTGTATGCCGGAGACATTCCCAAAACAGACTGTTGGTGCTTCGGATTTCCATGTCAAGATATCTCAGTTGCAGGAAAGCAAGCCGGATTTCAAGGAAACCGTTCAAGCCTGTTTTTCAGAGTTATGTACCTTGTCGGACAACTCAAAGAAGAAGATAAACCCACTTACCTTTTCATTGAGAACGTTAAAAATCTGCTTAGTGTTAATGGAGGATGGGATTTCGCCAGACTGCTCATTGAAATGGAACAGTGGGGGTATGATGCAGAATGGCAGGTGCTCAACTCCAAAGATTTCGGAGTACCGCAAAACCGGGAAAGATGTTTTATTATCGGACATCTTAGAGGGAGAAGTACCTCAAAAATATTTCCTATCGAAGGAACAGACGGAAAAAATAGTGTTTCGTTAAATCTTTTTGGTTGTCTTAATGGTAGAAATTCACAGCGAGATAGAGTTTATAGCGATGATGGATTAGCTCCAACAATCAGTACGAAGCCGGGAGGAAACACAGAACCCAAAGTATCCATATTATTTGATACAAGTTATATTGGTCAAGATGGAAAAGCACGCATATATGAAAATATTTGTCCAACACTAACAAGCAGAGATTATAAAGAGCCTGGAAGTGTCGGAGTAGTATGCAATGTGAACCCGTCAGGAAAAGGAATGAACGGAAATGTGTATGATTCGACTGGCTTAAGCCCTACTTTAACAACAAATAAAGGAGAGGGAAATAAGATTGTAATCCCAGTATTGACACCAGATCGTATAGAAAAACGTCAGAATGGAAGAAGATTCAAAGAAAATGGTGAACCAATGTTCACATTAACATCTCAGGATAGACACGGGGTCGCAATTGATCCGCTCGGAGTATTGCGTAACGTTCGCACAGAATATGGAAAAGAAGTTGCCAACACACTCGACACGAGTTGCAATCAAGGAATATTTGTGCAGGTATCAGAAGAATTAACGGTATATGCAGTGTGGTACGAAAAATATCAGTGTTATATAGCAATACGAAAGCTGACACCGCGTGAATGCTTTAGACTTCAAGGTTGGTCTGATGATTATTTTGATAAAGCACAGTTCGTAAATTCTGACAGCCAGTTATACAAGCAGGCGGGAAATGGAGTAACAGTGACAGTTGTAGAAGCTATGGCAAGAAAAATAAAACTCAAACATAGAAAGGAATAACGAATCCTCGGTAAACCGAGGTTGTATCAAAATTAGAATGGTGAATTGATACATAAATAAATAAATACAGAAATCATGTATCACTGCACAATAGCGTGTCAGTTGCTTACATGAGGAAAGTGAGGATGGAAAATGAAATTATTTAAAACAGTAGATGAAAAATTAGCGGAAATTGGATTTACAAAAGTTGAAGAAGATAAATACGGATGTAAGTATGAGAGAAAAGATAAGAAATATGGATATACACAGATCGTATCTATTTTACATAAAAAATCCGGAAGGCACATCTTACAGTCTTATGATCCAGATTTAGGAGATAGCAAAGGAATCGGAAATACTTGTGTTGGTCTTACAGGGTATGAAATGAAATTGTTTATCAAAAAGATGAAACAATTAAAGATGTATTCAGGTAAGGAGGACGCAAAATGTTAATTCCAATAGTACCGGCAAAAGAATTTAAAAGATTCGGTTTCAAGAAATGTGCCGGAGATTACGGGAAACATGGATGTTATTATCTTTGTGTTTCCAGGGGAATCAAAATGCTTTTTGTAAGCGATAAAGTATTTGGTATAAACAACTGGAAAGACGATGATCCGAGAATCCATAAAACCCCAAATTGTAGGTATAGAGACAAAAGAACAAGCCTTGACATTATATATGAACTGATTAAGGCTGGAATGTTAAAGAGCGAATTCGATGAGGATGATACAAAATGTTAATCAGAAGTCAGGATAAAGAAATGATAATAAACATGGCTGCAACCAATCAGATTTATGTCAGAGAAGTATATCTACTAAGCGGAAGTTTGCTTGATATAATCTCTGATGAAATGAGATTAGGACATTATTCCACCAAAGAAAAAGCCATGAAAGTACTGGATATGATTCAGGAAGCCTATGCAGATGCAAAATTAAATGAAATTCTTCTTTCTGATGTCTGCAAAGCGGCTAATGAATCTCAGATGGGAAAAGATAATACATTAATTGCAAAAAATATTAGAAAAGATTTTATGAAAAAAATGATATTCCAGATGCCAGAAGATAGTGAGGTGGAAGTATGAGTCATATCAAAGACAGATTATCAGATTATCATGATTTCACGAAGAAACTTGCGGATGACCACCAGATGTTTTTGGCAAGCGATGTTTCGGAAATGATCGAACAGCTTCAGGATGATCTGGAACAGGATGAGAAAGAAAACGGATGGATTCCTGTCAGTGAGAGATTGCCGGAAGAACACGATTCCATATTTGCAAAGTTTAAAGGAACAGATAACTGGAAAAGAGGAATGTTCGAAAAAACATCTAAATATGTAATTGCTACAGTTGTATTTGACGATGGAACAGTATTGGTAGAACAAGCACATACTACTGATGGAATTTGGAAAACGGATAAAAAAGTTTTAGGCGGAACAGTAGTTGCATGGATGGACTATCCAGAACCATATAGGGAGGATTAATGGGAAGATGTAAATTAGACTGCCCGCACGGTGAAACACAGTGCTGCATTTGCTGTACTAAACAGGATTCTTGCCAGTGCAGATGTGATGATATGGACAGTTATGAATACGCAGAGGAGTGCGAAAATTATGAGACTGATTGATTTATTGACAGCAATTGGCGCAGATTTGATTAGAGTTGACTTGGATTTTGATGAGAAAGGATGATGGGAATGCGTTTAATTGATGCAGACAAAATAATTGACTCTCTTGGAAATTCGGATATGGATTTTGCAATAGGTGCGGTTATTGACGAACAGCCGACAGCTTTTGATGTGGATGAAGTTGTTCAACAGTTGGAAATGTTAATCGAAGATAAATGTTCAGAATCAGGTGACGATTGGTATACAGCCCAATGCTTGAATGAAGCAGTTGAAATTGTAAAAGGCGGTGGAGTTGAATGAGAGAAATTCTTTTCAAGGGAAAGCGGATTGATAATGGAGAATGGGTTGAGGGATGTTACGCGGAATGCAATGGCAAGACATTCATTGGAATTGATATATCCATTGGCATTGATGATATATTTGAGGTTTTTTGTACTTCTGTAATTAGGTGGCTTGAAGTCGATCCAGAAACCCTCTGCCAGTTCACGGGGGAGACTGACAAGAACGGTAAGAGGATCTGGGAGAGCGATGTTGTTTGGCTTGTTTATGATGGGAAAGAACATATTTATCAGATAGTTTGGGATAACTCTGAATTAGATTTTAAAGCGACCAATGGTGAAGAAAATTACGGATCGAATTTTGAATATTTACTATGTTGCGATGAAATTGAAGTTATTGGAAACATTTTCGACAATCCAGAATTATTACAGGAGGAACACAAATGAGTAGTGCAAGCGTAAGATTTGGAACAAAAGCGTATGTATGTGCAAGGTACTTCCTCAGACCGGGAAAGTGCTTCAAGTACATCGACCAGTGTGGCGAAGATGCCACAGAACACGTCTATGAGGTCATGGCATTATATCCTTATTGTGCATTATTAAGAGATACCAGGAACGGAGTCAGAACTTGCCCGGGATATAATACTTTGAGCCTGATGCTGAGAGGAAGTGAAGCGAGTGAGTAAAGGAAAAGACATTTCGACTATGTTTACAAGAGAAGAAAACCAAAAGAACGGAAGGCTTGGATATGGACTGGCCACCAGAGAAAAGAAAAGTATTATCAGTCCGGCACAGTACGGAGCATTCTTGCAGAAAAGAGGTAGGAGAAGATGAGTAAATCAGTATTAATCATGAACACACCAAAAGGATGTTTTGCTTGCCCATTTCATATGGCGGATTTCAATTTTAATTTATGCCTTGCAACAAGAAATGATTCAATCAGAACTATTTCTAAAGTAAGCCATGAAGGATTCAAAAAACTGGCAGGAAGACCCGAATGGTGTCCACTGAAAGAATTGCCAGAAAAATTGGAAGCAAGCACACGTGATAATGAAAGATGCGGTCAAGACGCGGAAAATAAGCGATAAAAATAAACAAGCGACAAAAACAAGCGGAAAGGAGAGGTGAAAGCATGATTGACTTAACAAATACATGTGTTCTGGTTAGAACAAAAGAAGAAAATGAAATGCTTCTCAAAGAAGCTGAGAAACAGGAATTCCATTGGTATAAAAAAGACCATTGCGAGCCATTACAAACACAATATTTTCCGGACATTTTAAAATTTTATAAATATGATATAACTTATGCGGCAAGTGTCAGATCAGACTTTGCTTTCTATGAGGCATCAGAACTCCTCGGGACAAAAGAAATGACAGTAAGAGAGTTTATTGAGCGGATTGCAGATGTTTGTAGATACATCGAAGCTGGCAGTGGAGAAGTTAAAAGAGGTGAAGTAGATGGAGAGATTAACACGCAGATTAAACAATAATAAAATTGTTGCGATAAAAGGGGACAGTTGCGATTATAATGCGTACTCATTTGATTGTCAGACTAGTGAAGAAAGAAAAAGATTAAAAACGGCATTAGAAAAACTTGCCAACTACGAAGACTTAGAAGAACAGGGCTTGCTTGTGAGATTGCCGTGTAAGGTTGGAGACACGGCTTATAGAGTGAATGCCGGAGCCAAGCAACCGATTATTCCGATGACTGTTTCAGAAATTCATTTTCTTTGTTACAAAAATGAACGTGCTGTAAGGTTTGACGCAATAGGAAAAGAAGATATGGGAGAAAGTTGCTACCGTTTAGAAGATATTGGAAGAATAGTATTTCTCACCCACGAGGAAGCTGAGAAGAAGCTAGAGGAGATGAAGTAGATTGGTAGATGGACAGAAATTTTTAAAAAGTGTAAAGTATATGTATCATCTTCCAGTTAAAAGAAAAAAAAAGAAAAAGAAAGGATGAATAAAAAAATGAGTAAATTTAGAGAAATTGAAAAAATATGTAGGGAAGTAGCGGAAAAGGCAGCAATTTGCTCGAAATTAGAAGAAAGAGAGGATACAACTCCAGAGGAAATGGAAGAAGCAGGTAAGAATCTTATGTGGGCTATAATGAAGTTTCAAAATATACAGGAATAAAATAAGACGGCAGATGCAGATATAAACTTGGTTGGGAGATGATTAAATGAATCTTAGAAAAGCTACACTAACTGATTATGGAGTGCCGCCGGATGATATACCGGCACTTCAAAGTCATTTCAGACACCTTGACGAGAATGACAAATATAATCTTCTGCAAGTATCAATCAAATATGCGCCAGGCATAGAAACACAGATATACGACAGCATAGTGAACTGTATAGGATACCGGACAATGGAACGATTCCGAGATATGCCGGTGTCTGAAAATGATTTCTACGGATATAAACGCAAAACTATGGCAGAATATTATCATTTGGCAAAATTGACCGGAAGATTATAAAATTGATAAAAACTAAAAGTGGTGTAGAGGTACATAACCCCTAGTGTGGTATTATAGTGTATATAACTATAGCTATGCTAGGGCGTTTTTATGTCTGGAGGTGAGAATGTGGGAATACCAATGGGAAAACCGCCCATGTATAAAACGGTGGATGAAATTGAAAAAAAAATTGAAAAATATTTTAAGGATTGTAAAGGATATCCTTTAACTGATAGCAAAGGCAAACAAATGTTTAATAAATTTGGGTCTCCCGTTTTTGTAGACATTCATCCTCCGACCGTTACAGGACTTGCTCTGGCCCTTGGATTTACAAGCAGACAGGCTCTTTTAAACTATCAAGCAAAACCAGAGTTTGTTGACACGATTACGCGCGCGAAAGCCAGAGTGGAACAGTACGCAGAGGAAAGGCTATTTGATCGTGACGGTTCAAATGGTGCTCAGTTCAGCTTGAGAAATAATTTTAAGGGATGGGATGCTGACAAGAAAAATGATAATTCTGGAGATAGAAAGATTACGATTGTAAATAATATTCCAAGGCCGGAGAAACAGAATGAATGAGAATCCGATTAATCTGAATGAAATTATAGCTCCTGCCTTTTACAATGTGTTCTGGGACATTTTGGACGGAAAACACACCTATTATGATTTGTATGGTGGGCGAGGTTCAACGAAATCCTCATTTGTTGGAGCGATGATTCCTTTACAGATGATGCAAGATGCTATTAATGGATCAATAACTAATGCAGTCATATTCCGGAAAGTTGGAAACACGCTTCGAGAATCCGTTTATGAACAGATAGCATGGGGAATTGACGCGCTCGGAGTCAATGAACTATGGGATACCAGCGTAAGCCCTATGCAGTACATTTATAAGCCTACTGGACAGAAAATCATATTCAGAGGACTGGACAAGGCAAAAAAGACTAAATCTATTAAAGCAAGCAAGGGATATTTCAAGTATCTCTGGTTCGAGGAACTTGACGAATTTTCGGGCATTGAAGAAATTCGTACAGTGCAACAGTCAGTTCTTCGAGGTGGCAGTAAGTTTGTTGTATTTAAGACATTCAATCCGCCAATTAGCCGGAGCAACTGGGCGAATGTGTATGTAGAAGAGCCACGAGACGACAGCTACAGGCATAAGAGCGATTACAGATCAGTTCCTGTTGAATGGCTTGGTCAACAATTCCTTGATGATGCGGAGCATTTGAGAAAGACAAATCAGAGAGCTTACGACCATGAATATCTTGGCCTTCCTGTTGGACTTGGCACAAATATTTTCGAACTGTTAGAAATTCGAGAAATTACAGATGAAGAGATTCAGAGCTTTCAAAGTATCTACCAGGGACAGGACTGGGGGTGGTATCCAGATCCGAAAGCATTTATTCGTGTGGCTTATGTGCCTAATCAGGACAAAGTTATCCTACTAGATGAGCTTGGCGGTTGCAAAATCCGAAATACAGTAATGGCTGGCCAGATAAAACAAAAGGGATATGATGATTATTCAATATCTTGCGGAGTTGATGAAGAAGAAAGCATTATTGACTTCCGAGATGCAGGGCTTCCAGCACGTAGGGCCATTGTTACACCGGGAAGCCGCAAATATACTTTTGAGTGGTTACAGTGCCGAACATTAGTTATTGATCCGACACGAACACCTAGAGCATACAAGGAAATTATCAATTATGAGCATGAAGTAGATAGCAATGGAGAAGTGATTGCAGATTATCCAGATGGCAACGATCACTGGATAGATTCTCTCAGATACGCAACCAGTCCATTGTCCATGAGAAGGGGGCACAGTGCATAAAATGTTAAATAGGTACTTCACAGATAAAATAAATAAATTCTTAAGCATCGGTTTAAAAATATATGGATCTGACATTAACGAAATCTTAAAAGTTGTAGAATATGAAGACATTATTGTGCGAGATACTTCTGTAAGATGGATGGATTTTAAAAGGTAGATTAAATGGGACTTATAACAACACTAAAAAGGTGGTTTAACATGATTTTCAAAAAACAAGCCGAAGAGGACTTTAATATCCAGGCGGCGGAGTTCCCGGAGATGGAATCACTGATTAACCGGTGCGCGAACATCTATAGGGGCGTGCCGGACTGGTTAGATGATAAGAATAATATCAAGACGATCAATTTCGCAAAATCCGTCTGCTCAGAGACAGCCAGACTTGCAACACTGGCGATTGGTATTCAGATTGACGGATCCGCAAGGGCTACGTGGTTGCAGGAGCAGATTGACAAAGTATACTTCCAGATTCGTCACTGGGTGGAATATGAATGCGCCTACGGAACAGTATTTATTAAGCCGAATGGCGAGAACCTTGACGTATTTACTCCGGCAGACGTGATGATTGTGGATTACGATAATCAGGAAATCAAAGGGATTATATTCAAGGATTCTTATACTGTTGGTAGAAAATACTACACAAGGCTTGAATATCATAGATTTGTTGAAACCACCGTGGACGGCGTGACGACCTATCCGTACTACGTTTCCAATAGAGCCTATGTATCAAAATCCCCTCAGAGTATCGGTGATAAAATCGACCTTAAACAGACCAAATGGGCTGACCTTATGGCAGATACACCGCCGATACTCAAGGCAAACGGTGAGAAGCTGGACGGACCTCTGTACGGAGTTCTACGGACGCCACAGGCGAATAACGTAGATATCAGTACACCACTTGGACTTCCAATATTCGCTGAAGCTATTGAGGAATTAAAAGACCTCGATATTGCATACAGCAGAAACGCCGGAGAGATTTTTGATTCGCAGAAGATTGTTCTGGCAGATGATAGGCTGCTGATGCCAAGCGGTACACCTGTAGCAGCCATGTCACCACAGGGTATGGAGAACAGACGAAAAGAAATGAACTTACCGCACTTTGTCAAGAATGTATTCGGACAGGATAAAAAAGAGTTCTATCAGGAAATCAATCCAATTCTCAACACAGATACCCGTATAAGCGGCATAAACGCCATTTTAAGCCAGTTAGGGTACAAGATTGGATTCTCCAACGGATACTTTGTTTTTAACGAATCTAGCGGCATTCAGACAGCTACAGGAGTGGAAGCGGAACAGCAGAGAACAGTGCAGTTTATCAAGGATGTAAGGGATAAGTTGGAGTCTTGCCTAGATGAAGTTATTTACGCATTGAACGTCTACGCTGATCTGTACGGACTTGCACCGGTTGGGGCTTATGAAGTCAATTATGATTTCGGAGACATCCTATATGTGCGTGAAAACGACCGTGCAAGATGGTGGCAGTATGTGACAACTGGAAAAGTTCCGGCATGGATGTACTTCGTGAAGTTCGAGGGAATGACCGAGGAGGAAGCTAAGGCAATGGTTGAAGAAGCACAGCCAAAAGAACCGACTTTGTTCGGTGATGAGGAATAATTATGCTTAGTCCAGAGTATTTGCGCAGAATAACAGAGGGCAGTGAGCAGATTGCCGAAGAGTTACACCAGTATATTATATCTGAGATTGTATCTCGAATGATGGCAAGAATCGGCAGAGGTGAGGATTATATTCTGACCAATGCCGATGCGTGGAGAATTAGAACACTACAGGAATCCGGTGAACTGTTAGAGGACGTTCTGGCAGAATTATCCAGATACACCAAACGCGAACAACATGAACTTCTTGAAGCGTTTGAAGATGCCGGAATCACTGCAATGAATTACGATGATAAGATTTACAAAGCGGCAGGATTAAGCCCTGTACCGCTCGAACAGTCGCCAGCTATGATAAGACTCATGGAGCGAAATATGCTTGCGACTATGGGAGAGTGGAAGAACTTCACAAGAACGACTGCAAGTGCCGCTCAGAGACTCTATATCGAACAATGTGACCTTGCCTATAACCATGTAATGACTGGGGCAGTTGGCTATACGCAAGCCATTAAAGAGGCAGTTAACAACGTTGTATCAGATGGCGTTACTGTCACATATCCATCTGGCAGAAAAGACACGATTGAAACAGCAGTAGCACGTTCTGTCAGAACCGGCGTGGCTCAGGCTACGGGAGATATATCCCTAAAACGCATGGAAGAAATGGACTGGGATTTAATTCTGGTCAGCGCACACATAGGAGCCAGAACAGGTGATGGCGGTCAGAATCCCGGAAATCACTCATGGTGGCAAGGCAAGATATACTCTCGTTCTGGCAAGAGCAAGAAATTTCCGCCGTTCTCATTGACCGGATATGGAATGGCAAGCGGACTGTCAGGGGTCAACTGTCGGCATAGTTTTGGAGCCAGTGATGGAGAATTTAATCCTTATACAGAACTATCAGCACAGGACAAAGCCAACAAGGGAAAGCAGTATGAAAAAGAACAGCGGCAACGTACTTATGAGCGAAGAATCCGCAAAACGAAGCGTGAAGTCCTCGGAATGCAATCGGCGGCTGATAACTGCAAGGACGAACAGGCAAAATTCGCATTACAGCAAGACCTTGACCGGAAGTCTTATCTTTTGCAGAAACAAAATGCTGCATACAAAGATTACTGCAAGCAGAATGACCTGAGGGAACTGAAAGACCGACTCATAATCGCTAAGTGGAATCGTCGGAACGCCGCAAAAGTCAGAGGAGCGGCAAAGAGATATAAAACAGCAAAGGGGATTGACTGATGGACAGATGGGAATATTATAATCCAAATCCTGTTAAGGATAAGAGAACAGGAGATTGCGTTGTCCGAGCAATATGCAAAGCAACTGGCTTCGACTGGGAAACGGTATTCGCCGGATTAATGATACAAGCATGTGCTCTGTCAGATATGCCGAGTGCAAATTATGTCTGGGGAGCGTATCTCTACAAGCATGGATACAGACGCAAACTGATTGAGCAATCAGAACGGTATATCTATACAGTCAACGACTTTTGCACAGACCATCCGACAGGTACATATATTTTATGTATAGATGGTCATATAGTGACGGTACAAGAGGGCAAATATTTCGATACATGGGATTCCGGAAATGAAGTCCCGGTATACTACTGGGAAAAGGAGTAGCTAAATGAGCATATCAGAATTTGTACAGATCTTCCTCTCTATCTGTGGAGGGGTGTCCATTGTCGGAGGGGCGGCAGCCGTAATCTTTAAATGGATTACACCGGCATTTCGACTTAATAAGCGAGTAGAGACACTGGAAGAACATGATAGACGAGATTATGAAAGTCTTCGGAGAATCGCAGAACGAGATTCATTAATTCTGGAAGTATTATCAACCATGTTGGACAGTCAGATCAGCGGAAATAATGTTGAGGAATTAAAAAAAACAAAGCAGAAGCTCACGGAGTATCTTGCGCAGAATCAACGTTAGCATTAGTAAGGGGTATGCTCATGAAATTATATGTGTTCACAAAGAAAGATATAGACAGGCTCTTGATAGAGTGCAATTTCACACCGGACGAAGAAAGATTGTTCCGACTGAGATGTAAGGAATATACGCTTGAATACTGCGCTGAACAGATGAATGTGAGCATATCCACGGCGAAACGATTAAGCCGGAGGGTGAACAATAAAATAATTAAAGTGTGTTAAAAATATGGAGAGGATATTTCTACCCTCTCCTTTTCTTATTTCTCGCAATCTTCCAAGACAGCTCGCTCTAACAGCTGTCTCACATAATCCGGACATTTGCTTTTTCCGGATTCCCAGTTTTCGAGCGTTCTAATCGGTATGTTGTACCTCCTTGAGAATTCTGCTCGGGATATCTTTAAGTGTTCACGCATTTCCATGGTGGACATATTTTCTTTTTGTTTCAGATCATCTTCCATAGATCCTTTTGTTTTGTAAGACATGAATCCTACCGCGGATGGGAAAATACGGGTGTAAGTGGTTTTGTTTTCGCCAATCCATTTAATGCTCACATATACTTTTGCACATATATATGGCCATTCTGGACTTAATATAGTACCGTCCGCATATACACAAACATCGCATTCTTCAGCGATAGAATTATCATATATGATACGATCGACTTCTTCTTTAAAGAATTTCGCACGGCAATAGGCCACGATGTCGTCTAACTGGTATCCGTCGCATTCAGGCATAAAACTTTTGATCTGCTTTCGCTTGATTTCCCATAGATTCGTGCTATAATCTTTATCCATTTTAACGAGGCTGTCGACAAAACCGCCGACAGGAGAGGGATTTAAGATTTTGTAAGCTACATCAAGTTCGGCGTCAGATTTTCCACAGCCTTTCTTGAAATCATGCATTAATTCATCCATCATGGATTCAAATTCAGATTGATTATATTTATACATACATTTCGTCCCCCTTTCTATCAATGTTCTTTGACATATTTATGTATACGCTCATATAAATTCATTTCATTTCGGTTCGCCATTAATTCGCTTAAATCGTTTGAATCATAATTTGTAGAATATATGGCATAACTGCGATTTTCGATAAACCATGAAGCTTCTTTGATGTTGCTAAGAATCTCCATATCTTTAGCTCTTTTTTCTGCGCGAGCAGGTCTGTCTTCGGCTTCGTATTTTCTAACGAGAGCAGATAAATATGAAATCATGTTTTTTCTTATATCTTCAGCCCATGCAATCTGTTTTGGACTTCCGACGAGTTCAACTAATTTTTGCTCCATTGTTTTCGCTTCCTCCCATGCTTTCTTAAGACCGGAGGAAATTGTCATTGCAGATTTCTTAACCAGCTCCCATGCTCTTTTCATGATATTTGATAAGTTATATTTCTTCATTTTGCTTTCCTCCGTTCCTTTGATGATTATATAATACCACCAATTTGGTGGTATGTCAATACTTTTTCGATACTTTTTTGAACTTTTTAGATTGATACATCTATGTAAAAATATAATCAGAAAGGCGGTGTATAAGATGGCATTATATAACAATCCTTATCAATATAGTTTTGGTGTTCCGGGGCAGATGAATCAGTTCCAGCAACAGCCTGTCCAGATTCCAGCTCAATCAGTACAGCAACCACAGCAGAATAATAGCGGTATCCTGTGGGTATCCGGCGAAGTCGGCGCAAAATCCTATCTGGTAGCACCCGGGACAAGTGTTTTACTGATGGATTCAGAATCAGAGAAATTTTATATAAAATCTACAGATGTTTCTGGTATGCCACAGCCGTTACGGACGTTTGAGTATCACGAAATAGGCACTCAGATGCCGCCTAAACAGCCTGTTCAGAACATGGACAATAAATATGTCACCAGACAGGAATATGATGATTTAAAGGGCAAATACGAAGCTATCATAAACCGATTAAATTCTTTTTCTGAACCTGTTAGGGCTAATACCGTGCAGGAATCAGCAGTCAAGGGAGGAAACGCAGATGAGTAATCCATTATTCAATGCCCTCGGTGGTGGGATGCCACAGGGAAATGGGCCAATGCAGATGATACAACAGTTTATGCAGTTTAAACAGAATTTTAAGGGAGATCCGAAAGCAGAAGTCGAGAAAATGTTGCAGTCTGGAAAGATTTCTCAACAGCAGCTCAATCAAGTTCAGCAGATGGCAGGGCAGTTTCAAAATCTGCTGAATAACATGAAATAGTACATTACAATCTGGCCAGATTGATGTAAATACACAAAAAGGAGATTATAACTATGGATGGAAATTATAGTTTAGCAGATATTGCCGCTGCTACTGGAAACGGTAGAAATAATGACGGCATGTTTGGCGGAGATGGTAGCTGGTGGATTATTGTTTTATTCATTTTTGCTTTCTTCGGATGGGGAAACAACGGCTGGGGCAATAATGGAAACGGCGGCGGATATGCAGCCACGGCAGCTACTCAGGCGGATATTCAGAGAGGATTCGACAACTCCGCTGTGATTAGCAAACTTGACGGAATCAACAATGGTCTCTGTGATGGCTTCTATGCCATGAATAATGGTATGCTTACTGGATTTAATGGAATCAATACAAACATCATGCAGACCGGCTTTGGCATTCAGCAGGCTATTAACGCTGACACTGTAGCAAATATGCAGAATACCAATGCGCTCCAGGCACAGCTTGCAAACTGCTGCTGCGAAACCAGAGAAGCAATTCAGGGCGTAAACTACAATATGGCGCAGAACACCTGTGCATTACAGAACACCATGAACAGCAACACAAGAGATATCATTGATAGCCAGAACGCTGGGACAAGAGCCATTCTCGACTATCTTTGCAATGAAAAGATTTCTTCCTTACAGGCTGAAAACAATGATCTCAGACGCGCCGCTTCTCAGGATCGCCAGAGTGCATTGCTTACAACTGCAATGGCTTCACAGACACAGCAGCTCATTAATGCGATCAATCCAGCACCGATCCCGGCATATCAGGTTCCTAACCCGAACACATATTACGGATGCGGATGCAACACTGGATGTAATTGCTGATAACTTCATATCGAGAGTATCTTTCGATTGATTTCGGATGTCGGCTTATGCCGTATTACACAGAGGGGCAGGCTGAGACCTGTCCTTTTGTGATATGAAAGGAGTATTTTTATGGCAGAATTTACAAATGTAGCTGCTCAGACCGTAGCAGCAAAAGGGAATGTAGTATTTTCAAACGTGGCAGTTAAAGGTTCTAACTGCATTCAGCACAGAGAGGGAAGTGGAATCATTACACTGAGAGGTTTAACCAATCAGTGTAAAGCTAGATTCTTCGTGGACTTTTCTGGTAATATCGCAATTCCAACGGGCGGTACTGTCGGAGCTATTTCTCTGGCTATTGCAATCTCTAGCGAACCTGTATTATCTTCACAGATGATTTCCACACCGGCAGCAGTAGACCAGTATAATAATGTGTCCTCTGGCATTTATATTGATGTACCTCGTGGATGTTGCGTTAACATCGCAGTAGAGAATACAAGCGATCAGGCTGTTTCTGTTGCGAACGCAAACATTGTCGTAACCAGAGAAGCGTAGGAGGTGTGATTATGAGAGATATTAAAGACTTATGCGCAAGAATCGAAGATGAACTTTCCAAAATAGCTGACAATGGGCTGACCACCGGGAATCTGGAAATGACATACAAACTGATTGATATGTACAAAGATATCAAGAATACGCAGTACTGGGACAAGAAAGTGGAATATTACAACACTGTTCTTGATGAGATGCGTGGTGGCGGATACAATGACGATTACAGCGAACGCGGAAGAAAGCGTGATAGCATGGGGAGATACAGCTCAAATGATGGCAGAATGATGCCAGATTACGACAGGGGCAGTTCTTATGCCAGACGCGGTGAACATTACGTCAGAGGACATTACAGCCGCTCTGATGGGCGAGATGCTTATGACGACTATATGACACAGAAACAGAGCTATCGTTCCGGCAAGTCTGAAGACTGCAAGAGGAAGATGCTTGCCGCTCTGGAAGAACATCTGGACGAACTCACAACAGAAATGAGCGATATGTCCAAGGATGCAGAGTGCCGGGAGGAACGCGATCTTGTCAAGAGATACGTAGAAAAACTTCGCGATATGCTTTAAAAACGCAAAAAGTGGTAGAGAGGTAGTTAAAATAAATCTGTTATAATGTAATTGTGCAGCAGGAAGCACAAGTAAAACGGTTGTTTTGACATTTTCGTTTTAATCCTCCTTTCTTTAATTTAGTAGCTGGTGCGCACGCTTTAATGGAAAGTTAAACAGGTTCGAGTCCTGTCGTGCGTATTTGCCGTCTGGCACACAAGATGGCATACCTCCTTGATTAAGGTTTTTGTTATTCATACTTTTCTTAAAAAAAGAAATAAATATCCGAAACAACTCGTGGTAGGCATAACACGTTAAATACCTTGCTAACCCGGGAATCCGGGTTATGTGGAACCTATCGGCTATAGAGCGAATATCTATAGATACAAGTTTTCCAGTTCGACTCTGGAAGTTCCGCTTTGATTTGGTTAAAATTATGCTGTTTGCTTGCAGGCGGTCTATGATTTGGCTGAATCACAACATCATGATGCTGTAAAGGTTATGTCTTATCCTGTAGACTAATGTTTAGTCCAAAAAGGCACTTCAATGTGGCTTCGCCAAGCGGTAAGGCACCGGACTTTGACTCCGGGAGAGGAACACTCATTCATTGGTTCGAATCCAATAGCCACAGTTACCCTGCCAGTGGTCTAACTGGCTTAATCCATTTACCTGCGGCGGCAGGTCAATAAACACGACCAGGAGGATGTTATGCAGAAACTTATTGACACATTAAAATCATTTGGAATTGAAATCCCGGAGGACAAACAGGCAGATGTGAAGAAAGCACTTTCAGAGCATTATAAGAATGCAAAAGAAGTATCAAAAACTCTGTCAAAAGTCGAGGGTGAACGTGATGACTGGAAAGAACGTGCTGAGACAGCAGAGGAAACCTTAAAAGGCTTTGATGGTATCGACCCGGCAAATGTTAAGACCGAATTAGAGACCTGGAAACAGAAAGCGGCAGATGCAGAGAAAGAGTTTAATGCAAAAATCTATGACCGCGATTTTTCAGATGCACTTAAAACAGCACTTGATGATGTTAAATTTTCCAGTGAGGCTGCAAAGAAGTCTGTTATGGCAGACATCAAAGGAGCAGGATTGAAGCTGAAAGACGGTAAAATCCTTGGACTGAATGATCTGATTGAGCAGATGAAACAGTCTGACGCATCCGCTTTTGTGGATGAATCTCAGCAGCAGGCTCAGCAGAATCAGGCAAGATTTACTACTCATGTTGGACAGCAGCAGACACCGGGAAGTATGACCAAGAAAGATATTGAAGCAATCAAAGACCCGTCCGAAAGACAGGCTGCAATTGCTCAGAATATCCAGTTGTTCCAGTGATTTTTTTTACACCGACTATACGCCAGAGTATAGCCGCTAACCCAATACCTTAACAATTATGGGCAGAAAGGATTTTTTATGGCAGCAAAAGCTAATCTTATTATGACAAATGATATTCAGGTAACGGCACGTGAGATTGACTTCGTTACCAGATTCGAGAGAAACTGGGAACACTTACGTGAAATCCTTGGCATCATGCGTCCAATCAAAAAGACGCCCGGAGCGGTTCTTAAATCAAAATATGCAGAGGGTACATTACAGAACGGAAATGTTGGTGAAGGTGAGGAAATCCCTTACAGCAAATTCGTTGTAAAAGAAAAACCCTATGCAGAAATGACTATTGAGAAATACGCAAAGGCTGTATCTATCGAAGCAATCAAAGATCACGGTTATGAGAACGCTGTTCAGATGACTGATGATGAATTCCTTTTCCAGCTTCAGACCAATGTTACCGAAAGATTTTACAACTATCTGAAAACAGGTACTCTCTCATTCACGGAAACCACTTTCCAGATGGCTCTGGCGATGGCTAAGGGTCGTGTAGAAAACAAATTCAAGCAGATGCACAGAAATGTGACTGGTGTTGTTGGGTTTGTAAACATTCTGGATGTGTACGAGTATATCGGAGCAGCTGAGATTTCTATTCAGAACCAGTTCGGCTTCCAGTACATGAAAGACTTCATGGGATTCAACACAATCTTCCTGTTATCTGACAGTGAGATTCCGAGAGGAACAGTTATTGCTACACCTGTGGAGAACATCGTTCTTTACTACGTGGATCCGAACGAATCTGATTTCGCAAGAGCAGGACTTGTATACACTGTATCCGGTGAAACAAATCTGATCGGATTCCATACGCAGGGCAACTACCACACAGCAGTGTCTGAAGCATTTGCGATCATGGGGCTTACCCTCTTTGCAGAGTATATTGACGCTATTGCTGTTGGAACTATCAACGCAACTCAGACGCTTGGAACTCTGACTGTAAACTCAGCAGCAGGAAGTGAAAGCGGAGATACAAAAGTGACTGTTACTCCGGCAAAAATAAGCGCAGGAAATGTATATAAGTACAAAGTCGCATCATCTGAGACTGCCGTAGACTACGGACAGAATGTGAAGAACTGGAGCGCGTGGGATGGAAAATCTGACATTACCGCAGCAACAGGACAGGTAATCACAGTGGTTGAGTGCGACAGCACCTATAAGGCACTGAGTGCCGGACACGCGACTGTAACAGCAAAATGATAAACGCAGGAGGTAACTGGCATGGCTTACGCAGATTATAAATTCTATACAGAATCATTCGGCAATGTCGTGCCAGAAACCGACTTTCCACGACTGGCAGAAAGAGCCAGTGATTTTGTGGATTTAATGACATCCGACAGGTTGGTGGACGGACTGCCGACAAACGAACGCTCACAGAAGCGTATCAAAAAGACAGTCTGTTCATTGACTGAATTAATGTATCAGATTGAGCTTGCTGAAAAGAATGCTACCAATGCCGCCGTTAGTGGTACATCAACCACAATCGGGTCCGGTGGTAGCACAACAGGCATTGTAACATCTGTAAGTTCCGGCAGTGAATCCATCTCTTACGCCACACCACAGCAGATTGGAGCGAGTGCAAAGGAATGGAGTGCGGTGTATGCCGCCGCCGGAGATGTGCAGAAAACGAACGACTTGCTTCTTAAGACAGCTTTGCCACTTCTGATGGGAGTAAGGACGGATGAAGGGATACCGATTTTATATGCAGGAATGTAATATTAATGTTCTCGGAACGGTTTACAAAATCATTCCGAAAGAACTTAAAAATGCAGATATTGATGGCTACACAGACAATACATCAAAAGAAATTGTTATCAGAACAGACAATGCAAATAACGTTGGCGATTTTGATTCCTTGCAGAAAAAGCAGTTGAGACATGAAATTATTCATGCGTTCTTGTCGGAAAGCGGATTGCAGTGCAACTGGCAACATACAGAGCAGTTCGGACATGACGAAACTACGGTTGACTGGTTTGCTATTCAGTCACCGAAAATTTTTAAAGTATTCAATGAACTTAAATTAATGTGAGGTGATAAATAATGGATATTTCAACATTAGGCTCATGTATTGCAATCGTTATGATTTGCTACATCGTAGGAATGGGCTGCAAAGCATCAAAAAGAATCTCTGATGAATGGATCCCAGTAATCATGGCAATTACTGGCGGGATTCTCGGAGCAGTCGGAATGGGAATTATCCCGGATTTCCCGGCAACGGATTATATCACGGCGGTTGCAGTCGGTATGTTTAACGGACTGTCGGCTACTGGTGTGAATCAGGTTATTAAGCAGACAGTGCAGAAAGAATAATTAAGGAGAGGGTATCATGTATAGCAAGACTGTGACGATTTTTGATTATTATGAATCAGCCACGACAGGAGATGCGTACTGGTATCCTCATGTTTTATCCGGTGTCGACCTTATTACCGATAAAGGAGCAATCCTTAAGAAGTACGGGCCAGACGCAACTGACAACGCACAGTTACACGTTCGATACACTGTCCAGAACGGCGATGCAACCATTACTGATAAAGACGGTAAGATTCTCCCATATGTACCGCCTAAAGAGTGGAAAAGGCAGATTAACAACGCTCTGGAAGACACTATCACATTCTCGGACGAATCGTTCTTCTGGGAGGGTGAGTGGACTGGTGGAACAGTAACCGATGGCGATTACCGAAATGGATTCTATCAGTACATGAATGAGAATAAGGATAACGTGTTCAAGATTACCAGTGTGGGCGGCCCGTATACACTGATTCCTCACTTTGAAATTCTAGGTAAGTAATATGAGCAAGATTCATCATTTCAAAGGATTCTCCGTAGTTGATGGAGATATGAAAATCAAACTGAATATGGACAGATTCTCCAGACAGTATCAAGAAGCTCAGTATCTCCTTGATGGAATGGTCATGGACAGTATGGTTCCGTTTATGCCGATGATTACAGGGGACTTTATCAACCGAACAAGAGTTAAGAGTGCATCCTTGCAAGGAACTGGGAAAGTATGCGCTGCGGCGGCTCCTTATGGGCGTTTTCTGTACGAAGGAAAAGGAATGGTTGATGAAGCAACCGGAAGTCCCTACGCAAGACGTGGAGCAAAGAAAGTCCTTGTCAGTCAGTTCTCTGGTCGGACAGCTGCAAAGGAGAATCTTGAATACACCAAACAGGCACACCCACAAGCGCAAGCTAAATGGTTCGATGCCGCTAAACGACAGCACGGTAGCACATGGATACGTAAAGTAAAAGCACAGGCAGGAGGCGGTAGACATGGCAGATAAACCTATCAGTAAAGATGCAACCGGATATGAAATTTTGACAGACGCCATGAAGGCACTTCTGAACCAGTATCCCGGGCTATACGAAAATGAAACAATCAAATTTGAGGAACTTGGCAAAGAATCCGGAATCGCTTTCTCAGCAGACAACGGAGCTTTAGTCTATTCGGAAAAAGAAGATGTATGTGGAGTAATGCATCAGGTATGCCAGTACCCATTTTATGTGGTTTATCGAACGGCATCCGACAAAGAACGGCAGAAGTTATCTGTTCAGAAGTTTCTGGACAATCTCGGTAAATGGATATGCCGGGAACCAGTTGTCGTAAACGGCTCTGAGACGCGCTTATCTGCTTTTCCAGAGCTTTCACAGGGGCGAGTAATAAAACGCATCACCCGTGATAATTCTTATGGTTTAGAGCCACAGGAGAGCGGTGTGCAGGATTGGTTATTACCATTATCGGTACGCTACGAAAACACTTATGAAGTAATATAACAAGTAACAACCGGCTATCAGTTAGAGATAGTCGCTAACCTACACAGCCTTTTAAAAATGATAGGCAGAAAGGATATTTCTATGGCAGTTACAGGCAAGATTGACCGTAAATATATGGCTCATTACATTGATGCAGGTTCCCTCTGTGGGGGACTGACACCGAAATATGAGCGTCTTGGAAAAGATCTGGAAGAGTACAATGTAGAACTCAATCCAGATACTGAAACATCTAAAAACATTCTTGGAGAATCCACATTCAAGCATAACGGCTATGAAGCTTCTTCTGACGCTGATCCGTTCTATGCAGACACTACTTCCGATCTGTTCACAGCATTACAGAAGATCGTAGATGGACGCCTCAAAGACGATAACCTCAAGACAAAAGCAGTTGAAGTTCATCTCTGGACAGAAGCCACAGCAGGCAAGTATGAAGCGTATCAGCAGGAATGCTATGTTGTTCCAACAAGCTACGGCGGTGATACATCCGGTTATCAGATTCCGTTTACCGTGAACTACGTTGGAGGACGTGTCAAAGGTAAATTTGACATTACTTCCGGCTCATTCACAGCTGACAGCGAATAATTTTTAGGAGGGCGTAGAAAATGGCAAAGACAATTGACACAAACATTGATGACGGATTTCTTCTTTTTACATTCACAAATAATCAGGGAGAAATCTTTTCTTCCTTTAAGCTGAACCCGACCGACATTAATGTTGCAGCAAGAGCAGAGGAAATCGAACCATTTTTTGAACAGATACAGGACAGCATTCAGAAGGTCACATCAAGTAAAGAAATGGCGGATCTGAACAATCAGATTGAAGATAAAATGAACTATCTGTTAGGGTATGAAGCTTCAATGGATTTATTCAAGGAACCAATTACTGCAACAACTGTATTCCCGAACGGTCAGGTTTTTGCATATATCGTGCTTGATAAAATTTCAGAAGCAATTGCACCGGAAATTGAAAAAAGAAAGAAGAAAATGCAGGCTACTGTTGATAAGTATACGGAGAAATACACAAAATGACCGCTTACGAGTTACCCACCTCACTAAATATCAGTGGGGTGGATTTTTCTATCAGAACGGATTTTCGAGCAATCATAGATATTCTGATTGCACAGAACGACCCGAATCTTGACAACTACGGAAAAAAAATAGTAATGCTGAAGATCCTCTATGAAGACTGGGAAAGCATTCCACCAGAGAACGTAGAAGAGGCTTGTAAGAAGGCTTGTGAATTTATTGACTGCGGACAGACGGACGACGATTCGGGAAAGCCGAAGCCACGCTTGATGGACTGGGGACAGGACGGGGAAATGATTATTCCGGCGGTAAACAAGGTAATTCATAGCGAAGTTAGAGCGGCACCTTATATGCATTGGTGGACATTTTTTTCATATTTCATGGAAGCAGGAGAATGCTTACTTAATACAGTTATCGGGATTCGATCAAAAAAAGCTTTTGGCGAAAGATTAGATAAATGGGAAAAGAAATTCTACCACGATAACAAGAATCTTATTGATATAAAAACGCGTCTCTCTGAAGAGGAACAGGCTTATAAAGATAAGCTTAACGAGATGCTTAACCTCAAATAGTTAGGAGGTGGACACATGGCTGCTGATGGCTCAGTCATTATTGATACCAGAATGGACACGTCTGGCGTACAGAACGGCGTGTCTGCAATAAAAAAGTCATTTAACGGCCTTGGAAGTGCCGTAAAAAAAATCGGTCTGCTGATTGGTGGGGCTTTTGCGGTTGGCAAGTTGGTACAGTTCGGAAAAGAGTGTGTGGAACTTGGCTCTGACCTCGCAGAAGTTCAGAACGTGGTCGATGTTACATTTACTACCATGTCTGATAAGGTTAATGAATTTGCGAAGAACGCAATGACAACTGCCGGTTTGTCAGAAACTATGGCTAAACGGTATGTCGGTACGTTCGGAGCAATGTCTAAGTCGTTCGGATTCTCAGAAGCACAGGCTTACGATATGTCAACGGCTCTGACACAGCTGACTGGTGATGTGGCATCGTTTTATAACATAAGTCAGGATCTGGCGTATATTAAATTGAAATCAGTGTTTACAGGTGAAACAGAAACATTGAAAGATTTGGGCGTAGTCCTTACGCAAAGCGCACTTGACCAGTACGCGCTCGCAAATGGCTATGGCAAAACCACATCTGAAATGACAGAGCAGGAGAAAGTAGCTCTCCGTCTGGCTTTTGTACAGAAACAGTTATCGGCTGCATCGGGTGACTTTATCCGTACTTCTGACAGCTGGGCGAATCAGGTCAGGGTAATGCAGTTACAGATCCAGTCTCTTAAGGCAACAGTCGGACAGGGATTGATTAATATCTTCACGCCGGTTATCAAGGTGATTAACACATTGCTAGCAAAACTAGCAACAGTAGCAAATGCTTTTAAGTCATTCACGGAACTGATAACCGGAAATAAATCATCCGGGCAGACGGGAGCCAGTGGAGCGGGACTTGCTGGAACTGATCTGTCAGCCGCAGAAGATGCTTATGGCAGTGCTGCTGATGGAGCTGATAGTCTGGCTGATGCTACGCAGAATGTAACAGATTCCACGAATGACAGCACAAGCGCGTTAAATAAGCAGACCAAGGCTCTAAAAAAGAATATTGCTCCGTTTGACGAATTAAAGGTTATTGGAAAAGAAGCGGCGGATGCGATATCTGGTACGACAAAAACGCCTGCCGTAAAGGCAGACAATATTGGTCTCGGAAATGTTGGACAGGTTGATTATGGAGGATTGGCAAAAGGAGAAAGCCAGATTGACAAACTCAGCAAATCTGCAAAGAAGTTATCTGATATACTTAAGCAACTCTGGAAGCCTTTTCAGGAAGCTTGGAACAGAGAGGGCAAGAATACTATTGATGCTGCAAGGTATATGTTTTCCAGTCTTGCTGAACTTGCAAAGAGTGTCGGAAAAAGTATTATGGAAGTCTGGACAAATGGGACAGGCACTGAAATGCTATCTACCATGCTTCGGATTTTGCAGAACATATTCAAAATTATAGGGAATATTGCAAGTCAATTATCTAAAGCGTGGAATAAAAATAATGTTGGTACGCAAATTATTCAAAATTTAGCAAATGCTTTTCAAAAAGTTCTTGAGTTTATTGAAAAGATAACAAAAGCAACAGCGGACTGGGCTGGAAAACTTGATTTTTATCCGTTACTGGATTCTATTAAGAACCTCACAAAATCCTTTGCGCCGATTATTGAAGCTCTCGGAAACGTTCTCGAATGGATATATACCAACATTATTTTACCATCATTGAAGTGGTTGATTGAAACAGGCGTTCCTACACTTATTAATATTGTATCAGGTTTTTTAAACTTCCTCGGAGAACATCAGACGCTGGTCGAAGCGTTCGGAGCGGCACTTATAGGAATGTTTGCAACAGCTAAGATCATCCCGCTGATAACTACGATCATTAGCAGTATCAGCAATGTGGGACTTGCCATCAAAGGGCTTATTGCACTTATGACAGGCTCTGGTGGAATACTTGGAGGCATATCTGCAATTGCAACAGCAATCGGACCAGGAGGACTTATTATAGCAGCAATAGGCGGAATAATTGCAGCTGGTGTTCTTCTCGTGAAAAACTGGGATTCCATAAAAGAATTCTTCGGGAACATATTTGACTGGATAGGCGAAAAAACACGGTCATTTGCAGAAGGGTTTGTAAATAAATGGAACTCGTTAACAGAAAAGGTGTCAAATATAGTAATTATATTGTCGGATTCTATAAAAGAGAAAGTAGTTTTTATCGTATCCAAATTCAAATCTCTTATAAACTGGGTAAAAACAGATTTCGTGAATGGATGGAGAGAAGCATGGAACAATGTAAAAAATATATTCAAGAATGTATTTGAAGCACTTGTGGGAATCGCAAAAGTTCCCATTAATGGCGTAATCGGATTGATAAACGGAATGATCAGAGGAATTATTGCTGGTGTCAATGCCGCAATTGGAGTTCTTAATAAGATGAAAATCAAAGTTCCTGGATGGGTTCCTGGAATAGGCGGAAACACTTGGGGATTCAGCATTCCAACAATGACAGCGCCACAGATTCCATACTTGGCAAAAGGTACAGTTGTGCCGCGAAACGCCGGAGAGTTTGCAGCAATCCTCGGTGATAACAAGCGTGAGACAGAGGTTGTATCTCCTCTTTCGACCATGAAACAGGCAATGATGGATGCTCTGAAGGAATCCGGAAACAATGGTGGAAGTTCTCCTCAGTACATTGTGCTGAATATTGACGGAAATGAATTTATCCGCTGGCTTCGCGATCAGAACGGACAATACAGGAACCGGACAGGCTTCGGAATCTTTGAAGGGTAGGTGAGTGCATGAGTGAATTTAGTTCAGGGAATTTTCAGGGATGGTTATTAAAATTCGGGACTCAAGAATTTCCACATGAATTTATCAAAAGAGCAACATGGAAAAGCACACCGAATCAAAGACTTGAAAATGATCCGTGGACAGATATGAAAGGATATTTGCACAGGGATACGCTCCCACACTATCGCACAAAGATAGAATTTGAAACAGTTGACGATTTGACTCTGGAAGAAAAAATAAGAATTCAAAATGTAATGAATTCCTCAATTATCAATAAACAAGAGCGCAAAGCAAATATCACCTACTGGAATGACGAAACAAATACATATACGAATGCAAAAGTATATGTTCCAGATATTGACTTTATAATCAATGAAATTGATAAAAAAAGAGGGATGGTCTTTTATTCAAGCATCCGAATCGCACTGATCGAATACTAACAACTAGAGTGCATGGGTGTCACAGCTCATGTGCTCTTTTATTTTTATAGACGGGAGGATGATTATGGCAGATACAGTATCTTTTGACAGTTTATTGAATACGACGGCCGGGATGACTGCTGTTGTCAACAACACAAAACACGACGAGGATGTAGTTAGCGTCACAGGCGTTGATTGGTTTACCTACGCAGGAAAGACCGCCAGTACCATATATGTTTCTGGAAACAATTTCATCGGATTTGGGCAAAACGCCGAACAACTCAAAATCTGGCGTAGGGATGGCGCGGTTTATTATATTTACCGTCAAGAGGGGACGCTCACATCAGGAAAAAGATTCCTCAAAATCAGAGTAGAAGGATATGTGTATTATTCAAGCACATCTTCATCATATGCGCTGAAATACGAAGTATTCTTAATAGAGGGGCAGACATTATTTATTAATGTTGTCCAGATACCTACAAGCAGTTCATACACTGGCACATCATCAATCACTGACGGTAAAACCACAACAAGCCTGAACATTTCTATATCTTCTACGATACCGATTTCAATTCTGGTCAAAAATGCAGGCGTATCTCAGGAGATTACTTATGAAAAATATTCTGATTTAGTAATCGCTAGCATAACTGTTTCCAAAATGCCAGATAAGACCACATATTATCAGAAAGAGCTGTTTGATAAAACTGGACTTGCAATATCTGGAACAACAAGCACAGGAGAAACAGTCAGTGCCACAGATTACGAATTATCGGGCTTTGACAGCAGTTCCGCAGGCACAAAGACCATAACCGTTACTGCATCCGGCAAGACGACAACATTTGAGATTTCTGTCTCAGAAGCTTCTATTACCGCCATATCAGTAACGACTATGCCGACCAAGACAAATTACCATATAGGAAAAGAATTTGATTCTACGGGCATTGTGGTAACCGCAACGGCGAGTGATGGAAATACTATAGATGTCACAAAAGACTGCACGTATTCTGGGTTTGACAGCAGTTCTCCAAAAACAAATACGATAACAGTAACCTATGGAATATTAACAACTACGTTCGATGTTACAATTATGCAACCATTGAGTATAACTGGCGGAAACCATTCATCAGACACATACTTTGTTGGAGAAACTACAGATATATCCGTATATAGCATAACTGTTTCATATTCGGACGGCTTCGAGTATGTAACAAGTGGATATACAGTTAATAATGTAGTGGCCGCAGAACCGGGCTCGTTACTGATAACGGTTGAGTATTTTGGAGTGTCAACGACCGTTTCAACAAAAGTTTTAGATTCCTTTTCGGTGAAAATCGGAACGCCTACTAAAGATGATGTAACTGCAATATTCGATCTCGAAACAAATATATTGAGTATTTTAGGAACCGGCGAATTTAATAATAACTTATCTGACAATGCAGAAGGTATAGCCTGCCCAAATTCATTATACACAAGATGTAAGCAGATTGTATTTAGCGACGGTATTACTAAGATTCCGAGTAATTTCGGTAGTAGATTTTCAAGCTTAGAAAATCTTGTATTTGGAAATGATATATCCGAAATTGGTGTCGGTAACTTCAATAAATATCTAGGGACATCTTTATCTTTTTCAGAATCTTTTGTAAAAATTTCAAGTGGTTGCTTTAACGACTGTCCGAATCTGTCAGAATTGACATTTCACGAAGGACTCGAAGAAATTGGGAGAAGTACATTCTGTGGTTGTTCTTCGTTGAAAAATTTGATTCTTCCATCGACACTCAAGAGTATGTCATATTGTTTTCAAGGGGGCACTCTTGAAAACTTGGAAATAGGAGGCAACGATGCAATATTTGCATCGTCTGGCGAAGGGGGCACTATATATAATATTTCTGCAAAAAATCTAGTTATTCGCGGAGGTACTATTTATAGTAATGTTTTTAACAGGAAGAACATCGAAACGTTGGCTTTAAACGGGACTGTAAAATGGAATGGCACTGGTCAATTTGCTACATGTTCAGAATTAAGATCTATATCAATAGGGAAAGGTGTATCAAGTATTCCTGTTTCCTGCTTTGCCAGTTGCGGTCTTCTGAACAATGTTGTTATTCCGGATAGTGTTACGGAAATTGGTGTAAATGCTTTTAGCGAATGTACCTCACTAAATTCGATAGAATTATCTAATAAGATTAAAAAAATTCCAGATTATTGTTTTAGTAAATGCGGCTTTGAAACGTTTACGATTTCAGATGACTTGTCAATAGAAGAACTTGGAAACGCACTATTCCAAGCTTGCCCCAAATTAAAAACAGTATATATTGGAAAAAATGTAAAAACTATTGCTAGTGGTGCTTTCGATGGTAATTCTGGTATAACGATTAAAATTAACCAAACAAAAGATTCCATATCTGGTTCTCCTTGGTCAGCCTCAAACGCAACAGTTGAATGGGTGGAAGTTCAACTTGTCAAAATTGAGATTAGTTCATTGCCGCATAAGCTGAAATACAAAAAAGGGGAAGAATTTGATAGCTCTGGATTGATTGTAAGCGCAACTTATGACGATGGAAGAGTAGAAGAAACAACAAGCTATACATTATCAAATCCAAATATGTCAACCGCTGGAGTTAAGACCGTTAATGTAGCTTACGAAACACAATCCACTACCTTTGATATTGTAGTCATAGAGATCATCAAAATAGAAATCACGGCTTTGCCAACTAAAGTAGAATATTCCAAAGGAGATACACTAGACACTTCTGGGATGCTAATTTCGACAGTCTGGACAGATGGCTCAAAAGAAGTTTTAACAAACGGATATACTGTGTCTGATTTGGATAGTAGTGAAGCAGGAGAAAAGACTATTACAGTTACATATCAGTCGTTTACTGCAATGTTTACCGTTGAAGTAGTTCCTGATACTGTCGGAATCCGTATTTCTCATTACCCAAATAAGATTTATTATAGAATTGGGGAATCATTCGACCCAACCGGGTTAACTGTAGCGGCAGTAAGACAGGACGGAACCGAGAAAGAAATTACAGATTATGATATTTCTGGCTTCGATAGTTCCACCGCGGGTTCTAAGACAATCACGGTTTCTTATAATGTCACAGCCAACGGAACTTCCAAATTTGTTGGTTCTGACAGTTTTCAAATTAAAGTCACGAACGACGGAAAAAACCCATTTGATGATAGCTCAAGTGGTGGCTCTGGTGGCGGTTCTGGTGAAGTTGAAGAAGAAAAAACCGAACCAATCAATGTCACGGTACACTGGATTAACGGAGAATTTGCTGACCTTACAAACGAAAATATCGACCGGAATACGATTGCTTTACAGGAGTCAATTTGCTCTGAACAGTATTTTATCTTCGGCGGTTGTGTCTGCAATCAGATAACGTTTCAGGCTCACCACGACCAGTTTAACGGTACCTCGGAAGAGTTTTATCCACATGGGAAAATTGAAGTGTACATTGAGAGAAAAGGAACAAAAATCAAAATTTTCACAGGCGAAATTGACAGTGCAGAGCGAAAAGCAAACTCCCTGACACGTAATTTTATCGCATACGATTATCTGTATAAATTACGAAATACTGACATTGCAAGATGGTATAAAAACCAGACTACTGACAAAAAGAAAAAACTGACTCAAAAGCAATTCAGAGATAAATTATTTGAGTTTTTAGGGATCGAACAGGTCAGTACAAAACTGCATTGGGACGACACCTATGTGCCCGATACGAATAATTCAAACGAGATGAACGTAGTAAATATTCTGAAAGATTTATGCTTGCAGAATGATCGCTTTGGATGGATGAACAGGGATGGCAAGTTTGAGTATCTGAAACTTCGCCAGAACAGTTACAGATACGGGCAAACCACCGGTAATCAGAACATTTATAAATACTACGGTAACGAAGAAGTACACCTTGATACGTTTAAAAGTTTTACCGCAAAAGAGGGCAGAATCTGGTTCCCGAATGTTATATTTTGTGATCCTAACCCGAATAGAGCCTTCGGCTTTACGCAAGGCGACTACACAGCGCAGGAAGCATATGATAACAATGTTTATTACAACAGAAATAGTTTCTTTGTCGGGAATGAAGATTGGCTGAATTACGTTTGGGATGCAGACGAATATGGCGGCATTTCAAGGGCTGAACCAATTATGAAGATTTGCTATGGTGTATTCGTAAATCAAGATTTGCGGAAATATTATCGTGCGCAGGGATATACCGCCGAGGTTCAGGGAAACCCACTGAACATGGTTGGACAGGCAGTCGAACTTTACTACAAAAAGCAGATTCAGCACGACGATCAGGAACCTACGGAACTGCAATGGTACGTTCATTCGTACATCATGAGTAGAACGCTTAAAATCGGCGCTACAGACATGATTGACACCTATTCTGCCAATAATGCACCGTTCAATAACAACAGTCAGCAGTTGGGGAAATACACTCCCGAGATATCTGGAACAGTTAATCTTACACGCTCTGAAATGCCGACAATCAGCTATGCAGAGTTTACGGACGGTTCGGATTCTGAATTTTCTCCGGCATTAATTGATGATTTTACAGACGGTTCTGGTGGCTCTGGTAGCACTTCTGAGCAATTAAAGAAAGCACAATTAAGATGTGTAAAACGAATAAAAAAAGCCGATTATGACGCTCTTGTAGCCGCAGGAACTGACCGAACAGATACACTGTATTTCACATTCGAGGAGGGTTGATTGGATGATATACAAGGCGTTTTTGAACAGGCAGGAAATCACTGGGTTTCCTGTTAAAGGCAAGGAAACAAGTGAGATATGGGGTGGAGATACATTATTGTGGAGGAAGAAATCAAAGGGGATTTTTAAGTTTGAATATTTTGAAACTATAGAGTTTGGAGTGAAAGGAACAGGACTAAACATTGATTGGGGAGATGGGACAAGCGAATATCTAGCCGATAAACATAAAAATGTAAACCTTTATGACAAAAATGCTCAAGCAGGATATTTGACGCATAGCTCAGGAACTAAGACATATACCGCTACAATCACAGGAAATATTACAGATATGGTTTTCGGAAGAATTGTTGGAGCGAATCATTACGCAGGTGGACTGACAAGAGTTCTTTCTCCGCTTCCGGCTACTTCCAATTTCCCATACTCACAAATCGGTGCTTTTTTATTTGACGAATGCATTAATTTACAATCTGTTCCAGAAAACTTTTTTTCATTAGTTCCGAGTTTAACGGAACTTGCTTTTACATTTTACAAAGTAAATATCAGTGAATATCCAGAAACTATGTTTGACTACTTACAAAATTTAGCAACGATTACTTCAACTTTTTCAAATTCTTCAATAGAGAAAGTTTCTGGGAAAATGTTTGGAAAATGTAGCAAATTAAAACAAGCAAAATTATTATTTTCTGGATGCTCAAAGCTTACAACTGTCGAAGAAGGATTTTTATCTACTCAAAGTTTATCTGATTTTATTAACAATTTTAATGGATGTAAAAAATTGGTAACAGTTGGCACAGATTTTTTGAAAAACGTAGACATAGATAATTCAACTCGAGGATTCGAGAACGAATTTTACAATTGTTCAAATTTGCGCCAAGCACCCAATTTTTATGAAAAATATCCATATTTAGGAAAAAAAAAGACAGATGACTGCTATTATAACTGTAAAAGTTTAGGTTTTTATTCGTCATTGCCTAGCACTTGGAAATAATAAATAAGAGCGCATTTTCCATAAAAACCGAAATAAGTCCTTATTTTCCCAAAAACCATCAAAATCCAAGCCCTGACCGTACTATTAGTTGATTGGTACAGAGCTATAAATCGTCTACGTGATATAATTAAAATAGACAGTCTCGGAATGTAAAATTCATTCAGAAAGGAGTAACTATGATAGATAATCCAATAACAAGAAAAGAGAAATATCTTGCTAAATTAACTGGGAGTTATACCGGAAATATCCCGGATCCAATTACACGGGTAGAGAAATATTTATACGATTTATGTCAGAAAGGCATTAGTGGACTGACTCCAGAAGAGATAGAAAATGCAGTAAATAAATATCTCAAAGAGAACCCCGTACAACCTGGAGCCACCACAGAGCAGGCCGCACAGATTGAACAGAATAAAAAGGATGTTGCTTCGCTAAAGGAAGATATATCCACCAAAATCACAAAGTTCTATGCATCGAATCAAGGTGAAACTCATCTTGCTGATTCCGACAATGGCAAGATTCAAGATATGATGCTGTATGGGAAGTCTGAGCAGAAACAGTATAGTGGGGATAATATTTATTATATGGATTATGAAGATTATTCTCAAACATATAATGGCGCAAGAATAACCAGTACAAAATTTGGATATTCAGTAAGTGGCACAATTTCAGGCGCAGGTGGCTATACTTTAACTAATAGATATATAACTCTTGCGCCAGGAACCTATAAAATGCTATTGAAAAATATTTCTGCGTTGAAAATAGGATTATCCAAAAGAGATTATTCAGCTATCGCTACGATTTCAGAAGGAAAAACTGATACGACATTTACGCTTGATGAAGAAACAGAAGTATGTCTTACTATCAGATATTCAAATACTACATCAAATGAAACGAATGAGATTATGCTAACTAAAAATCTTGAAGCTACATCCTACGAACCCTACACCGGCGGTATTCCAAGCCCAAATCCTGACTATCCGCAGGAGATTAAGAGCGTGGTGAATCCGACTGTAAAATTATCAAATGAAGATGGAACACAATTTAAGACCGTCGCCCTCCCATACACATTGAATGCAATCCCTGTAAACTCAGGCGGTAACGTCACAATTGATGGTCAGCAGTATATTGCAGATTATGTGGATGTGGAACGTGGAAAGTTGGTGAGATGTGTAAAAAAATTATTTCTTAAACAGTATCAATGGTCAAAAGCAATTAATAAAGGTGTTCTTAGATTTTATGCTAGTACAATTGATGCAGTAGGGATAGATGGTAGTAAAGTTATAAAAAACGCTTTTTCAATTAGCAGTCATTTCGCTTTTATTACCAGTACGCCAGATAGAATTGGAACTTTTATAACAAATGCTGACGGAACTACTGCTAACATTGGTTTTGCATTTAGCACAGATACAACAACATCATCAGATGATTTTAACAATTGGATTTTAAATAATAAGCCATTTGTGTTTTTACCAGTTTTAAAAGAAGAATTGCCTTTAACATCAGAACAGACGCAGGCATTAAAAGAACTTGCAACTTATTATCCAGTAACAAACATCAGTGTCAATTCAGAACAGCTTGACGGATATACAGTATTCAATTATCCAATTTCAATGGAAAACGGTTGGAACTATGTAAAACAGCAGATAGGCGATACAAGAGATTACATCTATGATATGGATGCACGTACTCAGGATACTGATTTACAGGCGGCAGAAGCCTACGTCAACAGCGAATATGCAGTAGCATTAACAGAATTGGAGGTATGATTATGTTATATAGAACATTACTGAAACTTAAAGAAAGAAACGGACTTACAGATGATTTAAAGAATAAGATTGATATTTTCTTTGCGACTGGCAGGATTACTGAGGAGCAGTATAATGAGTTGATGGATGTTAATAAGGAAGAAGAACCGAAAGCGGAAAATAATTAATTAAAGAGGGCTTTAGTTAACCAGAATCTTTCATAAAATTTACAAAATACTTATCCAGATAAAATAGTCTAATTGTGTCAGTATAAAATATAGGAGATTTGCATATGACAAACGAACAGAAAACGGTTCTCAGGAAGATCATCTATGCAGTCGAAACCGGCAGACAGGTTTACGGAGACCAGGATTATTCGGACTTCACGGAAGCCTATGAGAATAATTCAGATGAACACGCAATCACGATTGGAGCAGGAGCATGGTACGCAACCGAAGCACAAACGCTTTTGAAACGGATTCATGATGCTGACCCGGAAGCGTGGAACCGGTTAGATAATATCGGATTATGGGAGCAGGTACAGAACGAAGATTGGAGTTGTTACAACATTTCTTTTAAAAGCCAGTTCGCCGCGCTCATAGTACGGCTTATATCGTCCAAAACGGGTATTAAATGCCAAGATAGCCTTATGGATGAACAATTAGCCGCCTACGCAGATGAAGCCCTTAAAAGGGGCGTTACGGACGCTAGAGGGCAAGCTATGTGTGTGAACTTTAGGCATCAAGGCGGACTAGAGGCAGTAACCCGGATTCTGGCAAAGACTCAGAAGCCATATACACTCGACAATCTCTATGCAGCCTGTCAGACCGATACAGGGAACCAGGTCGGGGCATATAAGAGCCGGCAGAAGTTTGTTTACGATGCATTAAAGACATATTTTCCAGAAAGTGAGGAAACAGGTATGAACGCAATTGACAAATTAATCCAGATCGCAAAGAATGAAGTTGGATATCTTGAAAAAGCAAGCAATAGCCAGCTCGATAGCAAGACGGCAAACGCCGGAGAAAATAATTATACAAAATATTGGAGAGATGTAAAGCCATCTTATCAAGGACAGCCATGGTGTGCCGGCTTTGTGAGTTGGTGCTTCATGAAAGCTTTTGGACAGGAGAAAGCAAAGGAACTCTTAAAACACTGGCCTTATGTGTACTGTCCGACACTTGGCAATCTGTTTACAAAGAATGCTAATCCAAAGATTGGTGATATCGTAATCTTTTACCGTAACGGAACATTTACTCATACCGGTATAGTAACAGCCGTGATTGGAGACATGTTCTATACCATTGAAGGAAACACTTCCGGCGCATCCGGTATAATCGCAAATGGCGGCGGTGTCTGTGCAAAGAGCTATCTTAATAGCCAGATGCCTGGAACAAAATTCTGCACTCCAAACTACAGTTTAATCAAAGATACAACGCCAGTTTCAGACTCAGATACAGTCAAAAAACAGAACACCAGAGCTTACATTGCACAGATTAAAAAAGACACAAAATGTTATACAAAATCAAGCAAAAAAAGCCCGTCAAAGCTGTTTCCGAAGCTGAAAAAAGGTGCGATTGTAGAGGTAATGAAGTACACAGAAACTGACAGTTCCGGGCTGAAATGGTACTTCGTCAGAATCCCGTACCCGAATGATGATGGGTTCGTATTTGAGTTTGTCCCGAAGGGCGTATTTACCAGAATTTCAGAAATTCATAAATAAAAACTCCCGGGGATAGTACCCCGGGAATCAGGTTTCTTATAACATATTGTATCATTTCGTTTTGTAAATCCTATTAGTTCGTTGGACACACGTTAGTCACAAATAAAAAAATCATTTCCTAATTGAATATCCTCTAAAGTACTGTATTTAAAGGACTTTCTGATATTTGCATAGTTCTAATTAATATCCTAGTTGAATACAATTAGAATAATGAAAATGAAATGAGTGAATTCCTTGTAAAATCGCTGAGAATGTTGATTTTACAAGGGTTTCACGTGTTTTTATGTTCTGAATTGCGATGAATAAAATTGATAAAATAAGATTCCGTTAGTCACAGTTAGTCACAAATGGGACTTTTATTTTCTCAATCTCTATACGGAGTTCTTCCAATGTCCGGTGACCGTAAACGGCGTTTGTAACATCACCGCCGAATGAATGGCCGAGCATCCGTTTTCGGTCGTTCTCCCGGACTCCATATTTTTCGCACAAAGCAGAAAAAGTATGCCGGCAGTCATGCGGAGTGTGCTTCGGATCACCGACTATTCCTAAACGTTCCAGTGTAGGATAGAACAACGCTTTTCTGTGATGCTGCTGAGTATACACGCATAATTTTCCATCTTGTGTCAGCACTTTCTGTTCAACAAAATGATATACAGCAGGATGTATCGGAACGATTCTGTTTTTGCCGGCTTTTGTTTTGATACCGCCTTGGAAGTATCTTTCTTCTAAGTTGGTCGTAAGTTTTAGCACTTCACCGATTCTCCAGCCGGAGTAACACATAATAAGAATGAGCTGCACTTCTGGATCGCCGGTATTATTCCACAGCACCTGCATCTCCTGATCAGAAAAGGGCGTTCCATGTTCGGTGTCATTATCAGCATTGACATGGACGTATAGTGCCTTATTTTCCGTTACAATTTCTGAGTAAACAGCATATTTATACATCTGCTTGAACAGCGTAAGAATCGCCATGAGACTCTGACGCTTTAACGGGCAGTCATCAATGACTTTTTGCAGATCAGGTGCTTTTAAATCCTCGAATACACGATTATACAGAGCCGTGCAGTTTGAGTAAGCGGTCTGGTAAGCTATCTTTGAACTATAAGAAAGTTTTGAACCCTCTGGAAACTTCCATGCGTAAAACTTCTCATATACCTCTGAAAACGTCAATTTCTTGATTTCCGGGTGTTTATCCTCGACACCCTTGATTGTATTGTAGTCAGCAATCAAGCGGCTTATAAGAGCATCTATGTCGGTTGTAGGGGATACCTCAAGAGTCCGCTCCATGCCGGGTTGATACGTGCCGGCTTTGTAAGCTGTCAGAATAGAGAATCCTTTCAGCCAGTCATCAACGTAGCAGATCGCCGGTGGACGGACCACCTTTCCGGTTGCATCCAGTGTAGCCGGTGGGTGCACTGCATAGCAGTTTCTTCGATTCTTGCCAAGATACCGAATAGAGCCGAAGTTATTCGGCAATTTTGGATATTTCTTTCTTTTCTTCGCCATTTTTATTCCTCTTTTCTTTATAGCTGTTTTTAGGTATAAAAATAACAGCCGAACAAACTTTCTGTCTTGTTCGACTGCTCCGAAGATGATACAATATGTTTTGTCAGAATATTACATTTCTTCGGAGATGTATAAACGCCACCTCGGTACGCCAATGCCGGGGTGGTTTTTATTTTTATTCTATTTCTTCAATATCGACTGAATATCCGAGAACTTCTCCGACAGTTGTGCATTTTCCCTTTAGTGTGACTGTATCACCTTTTGCCATTGATGCGACTTTCGAACGCTGCTCATCATTTTTAATCTGGCACTGAACGCCGATTATCGCATATTCATCGTCAGGATAGAGGGAGATATATTTTCCAGATGAATCAATGTTCCCGAGTCTACCAGTGATTTCTAAGTATTGCCCTTTGTATTTATCAGATGCTCCAAGTGCGTTATCATCAAGCTGAGACATCATATCATTGACTGATACGGATGTGTATTCAATTGGTGTAGACGTATCAACTTCCTTTGCAGATTCCGTCTTTGCAGATGTGCTGGAAGAAGACGTGGTGTTTGAATCCGAATTTCCACCAACGGCACCGATAACTCCAACGGCAACAACTGCTAAAACTACCCATTTAAGTTTTCCACCTTTTTTCTTACCCATAGAATTGCTCCTCCTAATAGCTTTATTCGCCACGCTTCGCACTTTTCATGCGGATTATGTATTTTGTACCGCCGATTTTGCAATATTATGTAAAGTACGGTTATTCGTGGTATTTTTATTTTATCATTTTAAGAGCATATTGTAAAGATTTAGAATGAAATAGAGTGATTTAGATGAAAAAGAAATGTTTTTTTCTATAAAATAGTGAGAGTTCATGTATATCATTGGCAGTTGCCAAGAGTCGGAATAGGTGATATAATAGCAAAAACGAACTAATGTTCGGTTCTATTTCCCACAGCCGGACATATACTGTAGTGTAGGTGGTAGTTGTGACAGGGAGGGTTATTTATGGATTATAAGAAGGAAATTATTGAACTAATAGAAAACTGTGATAATATTCACTGGCTGAAAACGATATACGCATACGTAAAAAGATTAATAGGATAGTAAAGAAAAAGACAAGGGTTTGCGCATTGCCCTTGTCTTTCTTTTTTACTTGTTTGAAATCATGTCAATCAGTTCTTCAAGCTTATCCCATCCATCATCGTCCAATCTGGCTAATGCAGATATAAGACGGTGCCTAAATGAATCTTCGCCGGATTTCTGTATGTCTGCGAGCATTTCTGCAATTTCTTCATCTTTGCTCTTTGGAACGAACATACTTCCTTTTCCTGTTCTGAGCCATTCTTCACTCACTCCATTATTTGCCAACATTATTACATGCTGATCTGTTACTTTCCTACGCCCTGATTCAATATCAGAAACGCCAGACTTTGTAATTCCAAGAAGTTCGCCGAATTTCTCTTGACTAAGATTCATTGCTTTGCGCAGTTCCTTTATTCTGTCGTTCATAATGCCCTCCTTTCATTTAATACTATACCACCTCTGTGCGGAAATGTAAAGAAGAAAAGTTCGCAAACCGAACAAAAAACTGTTGACAAGGTTCTTTATGCGTGATATTATATACGCATACCGAACAAACAAGCCACAAGAAAGAGAGGAAAAAGGATATGAATAAAATCAGAAGAAAGAGATTGGCTGAGGCACTTGATCTGATCTCACAAGCTAAAGACATTTTAGAAGAAGTTAAAGATGAAGAACAGGACGCATTCGATAATCTGCCAGAAAGTTTTCAGTATAGTGAGCGTGGTGAGCAGATGGAAGAGTATATTTCAGATATCGAAGAAGCATTTGATAACTTAGAAGAAGCTGAAGGACTTATTTCAGAAATTTAAGAAAAGAGGTAATAGATATGACAAAGAAACAGTATAAGCGACGCGTAATGGAAACATTCAGGACATTTAAAATGAAATATGTGCCCGATGAAAAAATGATAACTGATAGAATCGGTACTCCGAAGTGGGGGTACGTTATTCCCGCAGGTCCACACAAGGGCGAAGTATTAAGAAGCTATCAACAGGCATGGGATACCATAAATGCAGTAATAAACGGATAGCCGAAACGGTCAGCAATGACCGTCCACCGGGAATGACCGCCCGGTGCTGATGATGGCAGGTTCAAAGTCAGGTGTCCAAGCGAAGCAAGACTATAAACTGAAAGGAGAAAATCATGTCAGAAAAAGAAAAAAGAATCGTAGAAAAGCTGAAAGAAGCGATTCCTAATATGTCAGAATTTGACAAGGGATACATTCTCGGTAAGACGGAAAGCTTTTCCGAGAATAATCTGGAGAAAAAATCAGATAAGAAAGAAGCTGCAACTTCGCAGTATTAAAGAGGAGGAAGAAAATGAAGAAATTTGAATTAACATCAGAAACCAAAATTAACATTTTCGGAAAGAAACTTTTCAGAATCAAAGCGCTCATTTCATTTGGAGATGTAAAAGCCGGAGAAACTGGTGGATGGGTAGAAAAAGAAGAAAATGTAAACCAGTCCGGCAATGCATGGGTGTACGGTGATGCAATGGTGTACGGTGATGCAATGGTGTCCGGCAATGCATGGGTGTACGGTGATGCAATGGTGTCCGGCAATGCATGGGTGTACGGTGATGCATGGGTGTTCGGCAATGCATGGGTGTCCGGCAATGCAAAG